AAAATCAAGAGCTTCCGTATACCGACGACGGTCCCACCGAGGACGTCGATATCGAGATTACGGAAGAGGATCTTGGCGAGAGCCTTGAGGACTACGAGCAGCAGGAAGAGCCCGAAGAGGAGCAGCCTGAGGCGCCTGAAGAGGTAGCCGAACAGGAGGAGCCTGAAGAGGAAGAGGAGGCCCCCAAGCGCCGCCGCTCGCCTGAGAAGCGTATCTCTGAATTGGCCCGTAAGGCGGCTGAGGCAGAGCAGCGTGCTCAGGCACTGGAGGCTCGTCTGCAGAAGGAGTCGCAGCTGCGCGAGCAGTCTGAGCAGGCGATGATGACGCATTACAGGAACAACCTGAGCGTCACTGCGATGGACCTGAAGCAGAAGCTTTCCGAAGCTCGTTCTATGATGGACAACGAGAAGATCGACGATCTTCAGTATCAGTTCAACAAGACGATGAATGACCTCGAAGCGGTCACGAACTGGGAGCGTGAGCAGCAGAACAAGGCGTCCCGCCCTGTTGAGCCGGCAGCGCCTCAGCCGTCGCAGCAGCAGGTTACGCTTGAGCCTCGCACGGCAAGCTGGATTCAGAAGAACGCATGGTTCCAGCCCAAGTCCGAGGATTTCGATCCTGAGATGCACGAAGAGGCCACCCTCTACGCACGCCGCGTAGAGCGCCGCTTCCGCGCTGAGGGTCGCGATGACGAGATTGGCAGCGTCGACTACTTCACGGAGATCGACCGCCATATGCGCCGGGAGTTTCCTGACGCGTTCGCAGCGCAAGCAACTCCAACTAAGAGGGCACCGCCAATGAGCCGTGATTCAAATGCTGCACCCGTCCAGCGTACCGCTCCGGGGCAGCCTCCGAAGAAGTCGACGAGCATTCGTCTGAGCGCTGATGAGCGTCGCATGGCGCACCAGATGGCGCAGTCAGGCGCGTATCGGAATCCAAACGGCAGTCGCATGAATGACTTGGAAGCTGAAAAATACCATGCAATCTACATCCTGAAAACTAAAAAGGGAGCAAACTAATGGCTCGTTCTTCTCGCATTAGCACCACGCGTGCCACCGAAACTCGCGAAGCTGGGTTGCGCAAGCGCCCTGAGACGCACTTCCAATCCAAGCTCTATGTCCCGAAGGACAAGATCCCGTCGGGCATGACCTACGCTTGGGTTCGTGAGTCGACTCTGAACGAGCCCGATCCCGACAACATGACCGACCGCATGATCCGCGGCTGGCAGCCGGTTCCCGCTGGCCGTCACCCGGAGATGGTTCCACCTCCGCTTCCGGGCTATGAGGGCACCGAAGTGATGGTTATCCGTCGCGGTGGTCTGATGCTCTGCGAATGCCCGACCCGCGACGTTGAGGAGCGCAATCGCGAGCGCGATCTGGAAAACATCGAAACCCTGCAGGACGTGGCATGGACCGGTCAGAACGACCCGAACCTGCCGCGCTTTGAGGATAAGGGCACCGGAGTGGCGTTCGAGCGCGTCACTTCGTTTAAGGACTAACCTCCGGTCCACAGTGTATTTCCCTTCGCTGTGGCAACTTACCCCCGCTCGGGAAACTGGGCGGGGGTCTTTTTGTATGCTGTTGACAGCAGTCCTATTTAAGCATAATTTACATCTACATCGACGCCACGTCACGTACCGTGGTCCCTGAGCATGGCAGGCTCACTTCGAGGCTACGTCACGTATCGTAGCAAAAAACGATTGCCGTTACGTACCGGCAGAAACCAACCCTCAACTTCAGCATGGAGAATCCGTATGGCTTACGGTACCAATGCGCCTCAGGGGCTCGTCCCCGTCAAGAAGCTGGATGGCTCTGCTTGGACTGGCGCGACTAATCCCTATCAGATCACCAACACCTACGCGACCGCGATCTTCCGTGGTGACCCGGTCACCATTAGCTCGTCGGGCGTTCTGGAAGTTGGCGTCGCTGGCTCGGCCTGCGTTGGCGTTTTCTGGGGCGTCAAGTTCACCGACAGCACCGGTCGCGTCCGTTTTGAGAACTACTGGCCGGGCAACCCCGGTGTTCTCACCGGCTCGGTCGTTGAAGCTCTCGTGATCGACGATCCGAACACCGTGTTCACCATTCAGGAAACGAGCGGCACTGGCACTGCGGGCACCCCGCTGGCGCTGACCGACCGTGGTCTGAACGCGAACTTCCTGTACACCGCCGGTTCCACCGCCACGGGTACGTCTGCCGTCTCGCTGAACAACGCGACGGAAGCCGACACCTCGTCGTTGAACCTGAAGATCCTGCAGCTGGACCCGACTCCGGGTAACGCCGTCGGGGCCTTCGCGAACTGGCTCGTTGTCATCAACAACCACCTCTACCGGGGTGGCGTGACTGGCATCTGATCGGTCCAGCAGGGAGATTTGAAAAATGGCTATTAACACTACCGCAATCCGCGACCTGCTCCGGCCCGGTTTGGCCGCCGTTTTCGGCGACTATCCGATGTATCCGGGTCAGTGGTCGGAGATCTTCGAGAAGCACACGTCCGACAAGGCCGTTGAAATCGAAGTCGAAGTCAAGCTGCTTGGTCTGGCTCAGATCAAGGCCGAAGGCGCCTCGACCGCCTACGGTGAAATGGGTCAGCGGTTCGTCACGAACTACGTGAACCGTTACACCAGCATCGGCTTCATCATCACCCGTCAGGCTATCAAGGATAACCTGTATCAGTCGTCGTTCCCGCTGCAGGCGAAGGCTCTTCGCCAGTCGATGGAACAGACCAAGGAAGTTCTCGGCGCGTCCGTTCTGAACAACGGCTTCTCGTCGAACTTCCCGATTGGTGATGGTCAGCCGCTGTTCTCGACTCAGCACCCGATTGATAACGGTGTTGTCGCCAACACCTTCTCGGTCCAAGCCGACCTGAACGAAACCTCGCTTCAGGACGCCATCGTTGGCGTTCAGCGCTTCCGTGATGCTGCGGGCCTCCGCATCATGACGAAGCCGACGAAGCTGATCGTTCCGGCTGAACTGCAGTGGACGGCTACCCGCCTGCTCCAGTCGCAGTTCCGCGTCGACACGGCGAACAATGATATTAACGCGATTTACAACAACTCGGCGGTTCCGCAGGGTCATCGCGTTAACATGTTCCTGACCGACACGAACGGCTGGTTCCTGCTGACTGACGCTCCGAACGGCTTCAAGTACTACGAGCGTGAAAAGCTGGAAACCGACGTCTACACGGACTTCGACACCGACAACCTCAAGGCGAAGGCCATTGAGCGTTACTCGTTCGGCTGCTCGAACTTCCGCGCAGGCTGGGGTTCGCAGGGCGCTTCCTAAATCCCGGGGGTGGGGCTTCGGCCCCACCCTTAGCTATGGAGAAACATCATGACTCATTTCTCTGACGGCGTTCGGGCAGGCAGGAACTTCGCCAATAACGGTACCGCGAGTGAACCCGGCGTCTTCATGTCGCCGATCAACGTTTATAACGTGGTTCCGGTTGCTCTGGACGCCGACGGCATCTGCGCTCAGCAGACGCTGGCTGCGGCTGGCAACGCTCTGCTGAACGGCGCCTTGGCTTCGGGCGGTACCGTCACCCTCGACGTTCCCCGGAACGTCATCATCGACGCTGCTGGCGCTGCTACGGCTGTGCTGACCATCACGGGCACCGACGTCTACGGCATTCCGATGTCGGAAGCGATTACCCTGAACGGCACGACTGCTGTTGCCGGTAAGAAGGCGTTTAAGACGATCACCAGCATTGCGGCTTCGGCTGCTGCCACCGATTTCTTCGTGGGCACCGGTGACGTCTTTGGTCTTCCGATCCGTGCAAACAGCCGTAACTACGTGCTGACCGCTTGGGACGGCGCGTTTGTGACGACCGGCACGTTCGTGGCGGCTGTTACGACCAGCCCGGCTACGACGACCACTGGCGACGTTCGCGGCACCTATTCGGTTCCGGACGCTGCTGATGGTACGAAGCGCCTGACTCTCTGGGTCTTCGTCTTGGACGACGACACGCAGACTGGCCTTTACGGCGTCACTCAAGCCTAATGATTGGGGCGGCCTTCGGGTCGCCCCAGTTATATGGAGACCGGGATGCGCGCGAAGAAAGATTTCCAGTTCAAGGCTAAGCATAAGAACCCGAAAGGCGGTCTCAACGAGGCTGGCCGGAAGGCTTATAACGCCGCCACTGGCAGCAATCTAAAGCGTCCGCAACCGGAAGGTGGTTCGCGTCGTGACAGCTACTGCGCCCGCTCTGCTGGCCAGATGAAGATGTTTCCGAAGGCTGCTAAGGATCCTAACTCTCGGCTGCGGCTCGCCCGCAAAGCGTGGAACTGCTGACATGCGTGGCAAGAAAAACTTCATCGCCGAAGCCATCAAAAAGCCCGGCGCCCTCCGCAAACAACTCGGGGCGAAGGCTGGCAAGCCGATCCCTGCAGGCAAGCTTGAAGCTGCCGCTAAGGCACCCGGTAAACTGGGCCAGCGCGCTCGCTTTGCCATGACCTTGAAAGGTATGAAATAATGGCTGACGCAGTCAACTCGCAGACTTTGTTTGACGGCGACAGCCAAGCCGTCATGAAGTTTAACAACGTGTCCGACGCCACTGGCGAGACCGCCGTGCTGAAGGTCGATGTTTCCGCTCTCAAGGCAAACTACGCTGGTAAGGAATGCACAGGCGTCGATATTCGTCGCATTTTCGCTTCGATCAATGGCATGTCTGTCAACATCCTGTGGGATGCAACGACCGACGTTAGTGCCTTTATCGTCTCCCCGGGTATGTATACCTTTGACTTCAGCACCAGCGCGATCCTGCGGAACAATGCTGGTGCCGGCAAGACTGGCGACATTATGTTCACCACTATCGGGGCCAGTTCTGGCGACACCTACAGCATCACCCTTGATATGATTAAAATCTACGCCGCATAGGAGCCGACATGATCACTCGCGCATATCAGAACGCCAAGGGCGAACGTCAGGAAGTGGCTATGGCCGCCGCTGAGTGGGAAGTCCTGACCGTAGAGCAGTTGGACGAAATGCTGGGCTTCAAGGCGCCTGCCCCCGCTCCTGCCCCTGCGCCGGTCAAGGCTGTCAAGGCTGCCAAGGCGACTCCGGTCGTCGAAGCTGAGCCGGAAGCCAAGGTCGAGTAATGCGTGGCCGCAAACAATCGCGTGTGAATGAGGCCGGGAACTACACCAAGCCCGGTCTCCGTGAGCGTTTGTTTAACAGCATCAAGGGCCGAGAGACCCACGGCACCAAGGCGGGGCAGTGGTCCGCGCGCAAGGCGCAGCTTTTGGCCAAGGAATACAAAGCCAAAGGCGGCGGTTATGCCGATTAGGAAGCCTCAACAGTCTCTCAAAGACTGGACCGATCAGAAGTGGACGACGAAGTCCGGTAAGCCGTCGAGCAAGACTGGCGAGCGGTATCTCCCGGTGGCGGCGATTAAATCGCTGACTCCGAGCGAATATGCTGCTACGACTAAGGCCAAGCGCGAAGGCAAAAAGGCGGGTAAGCAGTTTGTCGCTCAGCCGAAGGCCATCGCTAAAAAGGCGGCGAGGTTTCGATGACCACTTCGGGGACATACACGTTCGGGAACACCGAACAGATCGATATCATCACGGAAGCCTACGAGCGCGTGGGGCGGAACCCTTCGTCGCTGGCTTCAAACGATATCGACAGCGCTCGTCGCTCAATCAATTACATGTTCTCCGACTGGGCAAACAACGGCCCGAACCTGTGGGCCGTGGATCTGCAGTCGATTGTGCTGACCCCGGGCACGCTTTACTACGATCTGCAGCCCCGCACGGTATCGCTCCTGCAGGTCTACACGCGCACCATATCTGGCGGTCAAAATCTTGATTTGATGATGTCACCGATCAGTCGGGCTGAGTACGACGCCATTCCGTACAAGGCTCAGCTTGGCGAGCGTCCGTTTCAGTATTATTTCGACCGCACAATTACACCACGCATCTACATCTGGCAGGCGCCGCGCGATGTCGGCGTAACGCTGTTCTATCACCGCATGAAGGTGCA